TTTGCGGCTATCCTGGTAATGTTTGGCAAGTTCCTGCATACAATAAACACGGTAATCTTTGGATTGCTAAAGTTGCAGGTGCTTTAAAAACAAGAGACGAGGCACAGGCGATTGTTGATGCAGAAGTTCAAGCAGCGCAAGCTGAGTGGGACGCTTTACCGGCTGATCAAAAAGCACCGACTGAAGGTTTCAAAAATGTTGAACGACCTGCTGACATAATATTAGAGGAATAAAATTAAATGGCTACGTACTTAGGCACACATGGTAGTAAAATACAAACCTACTCTACGGATCCTACTTATCCGAATACGGGAGAGGTGTGGTATAATTCTACTTCAAATACTATAAAAATGGAAGCCACAACAAGTGCAGGAGCTTGGGCTACTGGTGGTGCTTTAAATCAATTTAGAGATCAAGCTGCAGGTTCAGGAACTCAAACTTCAACATTAGTTTTTGGTGGAGGACCACCTAATAAAGATGAAACAGAATCGTATAATGGAACTAGTTGGACAGAAAAAAATGATTTAAATACTGCTAGAAGAGGAATATCAGGTGCAGGAGCATCTAATACCTCAGCATTAGCTTTTGCTGGAGGTTCACCTGGCATGGCCAATACAGAATCTTGGAATGGAACTAACTGGACAGCGGTTAATACTTTAAATACAGCAAGATATTTTGCAGGTGGAACTGGAATTATTACAGCAGCTATATGTTATGGTGGTACTGGGGGTTCATCAGCAACCGAAACATGGAATGGAACGAATTGGACAACTGTAAATAGTATGAATACTGGAAAAGATGCACCAGGAAGTGCTGGAATTCAAACTTCAGCATTAGCTTTTGGAGGCACTATTCCCGCTGTTACAAATAAAACAGAGTTATGGAATGGAACTAATTGGACAGAAGTCAATGTTTTAAATACTGCAAGAGTGGGTGCAGGTGGAGCTGGAGCATCTAATACTTCAGCGATAGCTTTTGGTGGTGGAGTACCATATCCGTCAGCCCCACCCCCTACAGTTCCTACAAATAAAACGGAAGAATGGAATGGAACTAACTGGACAGAAACAACAGACATGGCTACAGCAAGAGCTTATATAGCAGGCTCAGGAACAAAAACTGCTGCATTAGCAAGTGGTGGTAGTGATAAAACTAACACAGAAGAATGGACAGGTGCAGGGGCTCCTGTAGTTAAAACAATAAGTACAGATTAATTATGGCAACATACAAAGAAATACGAGGAACAAATATAGAGGTTTTAGCAACCGATCCAACATATCCTGTTGAAGGACAAGTTTGGTATAACTCGACAACAAATGTTTTAAAAGGTAAAATACTTACAGCTGCGGCTGCTTGGTCTACTGGAGGAAATGTAAATACAGCAAGATATGTTTTAGGTGGTGGCGGATCACAAACTGCAGCAATTGCATTTGGTGGTGCTACGACACCAGGACCAAATTCTTCTAATGCTACTGAACTATATGATGGGGCTAGTTGGACAACAGTTAATAATTTAAATACTGCAAGAGAAAGACTTTCATCTGCAGCTACTACTAGCACAGCTGCTTTAGCTATGGGTGGAGTTGTATATCCAGGTGCATCAAATCAAAATTTAACTGAAAATTGGAATGGTACAAATTGGACTGCAGTTAATAATTTAAATTCTTCAGAAGGTGGACGTTTTGGTTTTGGAACACCTTCAGCAGCAGTTATGGCTGGTGGTGGTATGTCAGGTATGAATGTAACAGAAACTTGGAATGGAACTAATTGGTCTACAAGTCCTGCTACATTAAACACTGGAAGAAAAGATAATGAAGGCGGTGCTTCTGGAACTTCAACAGCTGGAATAATTACTGGTGGTAATAACGGATCAACTTATGACGTAACAGAACTTTGGAATGGTTCTGCATGGACAGAAACTGGAGATTTAAATACAGCAAGATCAGGTCTGATGTTATCTGGTATTCAAACAGCTGCAATAGCTGCAGGAGGAACTCCTAACCCAACATCTTCAGCAACAGAAAGTTTTAATGGAACTAACTGGACAACAGTAACATCTTTACCTTCACAAAAAAGAAATGCAGGAGCTTCACGAACAGGTGGAAATACAGCTGCTTTAGTATTTGCTGGTTATTATAGCACTCAACAAAACACTACTTTTGAATGGGATGGTGCTGGTGCACCTCAAATTAAAACATTTACAGACAGTTAAGACTTGTAATATATTTTAATTAATATATATAAGAAAGAACTATAAAGGATAAAGCTATGAAAAAAGACGTTAAAGAAGTTATACAACAAGAAGAACCACATTTAAATAATCTATTAACACAAGAAGATCTATCTGACTTTAAAGGTATGGTAGACGAGCTTAGAGACACTTGGACCAAGAAACAAATGTTTCGAACAGAAACAGAAGCAAGGTTTTCTGTATTACAAGACAATAGATACCCAACTAAAGCTGCAAAATACTGGCAGTGTGTAAGAGAACAATCATCTTACTTAGATAATTTAATGACGTTGTCATTTGACTATAGAAGAAACGAAGCAAAGATTAAATGGTTAGAAGATAAAGTTGAAAAAGAAGAGGATGAATACAAAAGAACTAAATATCAAATAGATTTAGATGAAGCTATATTTGGTAAAGCTTCTATGGAAAAAATTGCAAGACATAGAATGCGTGAAATTAAAATGTGGTCTAAATTAAAAGGTGAATTTAACGATGGATCATTTAATGACAAAGATGTTAATGTGCACCAATTAGAATCATATGGATTGCAGTACCATGAAAAAGCAAAAAGTTTAAATGCAAATTCAAGTGAGGCAGAAGTATTTAATGTAATGGGTCAATTACAATCACTACAAAGAATTAAAAAATCTGGTGAATTAGAAAGTAGTTATAAAGAACAAGATAAAATTACCCAACATGGAAAACCTAAAGTTTGATTTTATATTTTTAGGTCAATCTGTTTTAAAGTATCAAGTACCTCTTGATATATTTAATTCTATTAATCATATCTATGAATCTAATTTTCATAATCTACTTCCTGCTAATGGTCAGTTAGTAGGTAAAATAGAAAACGAACATTCATTATTTTATCATGGAGCAGATCAAACTAAGATGAAAAATCATAATATTTTACCAAGAGATGTAACAAATTATTTTTTTGAAGTATTTAAACACTATTTATCATTTAATAAAATAAAGGATTATGACTTACATCTTAATTCTATTTGGGTTAATGAAATGAAACAACACGAATACAACCCTACACACATACATAGAGGTATGTTATTTACAGGTTTATCTTCTGTAATGATTTTAAAACTACCCTCTACTTTTGGTAAAGAATATTCTAGTAATGAAATTAAACAAAATGGACGACTTCAAATATTAGGTGCAGCTAATGGTCAGTTTGCAAAGATTGATTATCAGCCACCAATGGACCTTAGAGACTTTTATATTTTTCCATATGATATGAGACACTGCGTATATCCATTTAATGGAACAACAGAGACTAGACGAACACTAGCTGCAAACTGTGATGTAAACTTTGACCCAATTAGAAACAGAGGAGCTACGTAATGGACAAACAATATTACATAGACAATCACATAGGCATATTTAAAAATTTTATGACAGATGAATTAATAAATAGTTATCTTACTTTTTTTAAAACTTGTGAGGAACAAGGAGCTGTGTATCCAAGAGTAGAAGATGAAACGTCAGTATCAGACAACGCAATTAGCACAATTATGGGTTCAGTTAATACTGCACTAACCTATACTAACAAACCTTTTATAGATATGTTTTTTAAAGAAGTGTATCCATTATATACTCAAAAATATTCTCATTTAAAAAAATTAGCTACACACAACATATTAGAAGTTAAGATACAAAAAACTAAAGTTGGTGAAGGTTATCATACTTGGCACTGTGAAAACGCTGAGATGAAAGCTAGAAATAGAGTATTAGCTTTTAGTGTTTATCTTAACGATGTGGCAGAAGGTGGAGAAACAGAATTTTTATATCAAAAGTGTAGGTTTAAACCAAAAAAAAATACATTATTAGTTTGGCCTTCACAGTTTACACACGTTCATAGAGGCAACCCACCTCTATCGAATGATAAATATATAATAACGGGATGGGTAGAATACGGATATTAATATGATAACAGAACCAAAATGGAGATCTTTTATAGTTGAAACAACACAACCAATTTTTACACCCGAACAATGTAAAATGATTATTGAAGCTGGAAGAAGCGAGCCTAGAAATGATGCGGGAGTTGGAAGCAGCTTAGGTATTAAAAGTGGAGTAATTGATACTAAAACAAGAACTTCACATATTAGTTGGATACCATTTAAAAAAATGCCTGACATGTACAAAGATATAGAAAAAATTATGAAACAAACTAACGGCAATCATTTTGGTTTTGATGGAATGACTATAAATGAAATGGCACAATACACAGAATATCCAGAAGGCGGATTTTATGATTGGCATGTAGATAATGATGTAAACATGCAACACGAACCTCCGGTAAGAAAAATATCTATGACTTGTTTATTATCTCCTGAAAATGAATTTGAAGGTGGAGATTTAGAATTAATGTCTGAAGGTAAAGTTGCAAAAATAAAACAAGGACACATAGTATTTTTTGCATCGTTTATTAGACATAGAGTTAAACCTGTAATGCGTGGTAATAGGAAATCTTTAGTTATGTGGTTTGGAGGAACACCATTTAAATAATGTTTAAAGCTAAATACTTTCCAACTATTGTTTATGCAAAAGACGTTAACTTAGATAATCGTCTTTTTGAAAATGCAGTTATAGAATGGGCCCATAAAGATAAAGGAATGAAACGAACTAATATGAAAGGTTGGCATAGTCAAACTGACATGCACACCATACCTGTATTTAAACCATTAGTTGAAGAATTATTTAAAATGCAAGAAGAAATTTATAAAGAAGAATTTTTAAAAGGTAGAGCAATGTTGGGAAATATGTGGGCAAACATAAACCCTAAAGGTGGTTACAACAGACCGCACATACATCCGAACAGTCATTTTAGTGGAGTGTATTATATTAAAGCTCCAAAAAAAAGTGGAGATATAGTATTTAATGATCCAAGAGTATTGTCTCATATGTTAATGCCAAATAGAATAGAACAGACACCTCCTCCTGAGTTATGGAGAGAAGTTCGTTTACAACCAATAGAGGGTAGAATAATAATGTTTCCTGCATGGTTATGGCATGGGGTTGAAACAAATGAAAGTGATGATATAAGAATATCTGTATCGTTTAATTTTTTACAGGAAGATTTTAAAGTTTTTGCATGACATTTCAAACAAATAAATATCAAGTAATAAAAAACGCTGTATCTTATGATTTAGCTAATTTTATATTTAATTATTTTTTACTTAAAAGAGATGCTGTAGAGTTTATGTATAAACATAATATAAACTCACAGTCCCCGATACTTGGAACATGGGCCGATGAACAAATACCTAATACCTACTCATGTTATGGTGATTTTGTTATGGATACTTTAATGGTTAAAATGTTACCAGTTATGAAACAACATACAGGACTAGATTTAATACCAACGTATTCTTACGCTAGAGCTTATAAAAAAAGTGATTGTCTACACCGACA